CCGGGGGACCAGTCCTTGCGCCCAACTGGACGTTCGATCACTCGATCATCCGCTACCTGTTGTCGCGCGAGTATGGCTGGCCCTTGGTCAAGCCGGGGCAGTGGCTCGACACCGCGCAGATCGCCGCGGTGTTCAGTCTGCCGCGCAGCCTCGAAGCCCTCGGCAAGGTGATCGGTGCCCCGGTCGAGAAGGACATGGTGGGCAACGCGCTGATGCTCAAGCACTGCCGGGTGCGCAAGAGCAAGGCCACCGGTGGCTGGGACTACCCGAAGCCGACGCCCGAGGAGATCAAGCGCATCGGCCTCTACTGCGAGCGCGACGTGGTCTCGATGGTCGGGTGCTACTACAAGCTGCCGCGGCCGACCCGCACCGAGGTGCGCGTCATGCAGGTCGATCGCGAGATCAACGACCGCGGCGTGTTCCTCGACCAGAGCTTCGCTGCCAAGATGCACGTCCTGGTCAAGGCCAGGGCCAAGCAGCTCGACCGCGCCGTGTTCGAGCTGACCGGGGACCTGATCGGTCTCACCGGGGTGCCGGCGCTGAAGCGGTGGCTCGTGCTCATGGGGGTCGAGGTCCCGGTGGTCAAGGAGCGGAAGAAGGGCAAGGTCACCGAGAAGGAGACCCTCGACAAGGCTGCTGTCGGCCGCCTGATCGCCTCGCCCGAGACCCCGACGTTGGTGCGGCAGGTCATGGAGATGCGCCGTGAGAGCGCCAAGACGACGTCCCTGGCCAAGCTGGACCGGGTCCCCCAGATCGTCTCGGCTGACGGGCGCCTCCGGTTCGCCCTGCTCTACGGCGGAGCGCACACCCTGCGCTGGTCGAGCAAGGGGCTCCAGGTCCACAACCTCGCCAAGGTCGACTACACGCTCCCAGGAGAGCCGAAGTCCGCGGGGGTCCAGCGCGCCGCTGACATCCGTGCCGCTGTCCTACGGGGCAGCCTGGACGATCTGGGAGCCATCTGGGCCAACGTCCTCCAGGCCCTGTCCATGCAGCTCCGCTCGGTCCTGGTCGCGGCCCCCGGGAAGGAGCTGATCGGGGCCGACTACTCGGCGATCGAGCCCAGGGTCCTGGCGTGGCTCGCCGGGGAGCTGGGCGTGCTCGACGCGTTCCGCGCCGGCCGCGACGTCTACGTCGAGGACGCGGCGAAGTTCGGCTCCACCGACAGGCAGCTGGGCAAGGTCCGCGTGCTGTCCCTCGGCTACCAGATGGGCGTCGCCAGCCTCGCGGCCCGTGGCGCCGACGCCGGGTTCCACCTCAGCCTGAAGGAGTGGAAGGCGGCGCACACCAACTGGCGCGAGAACAACCCGCGCATCGTGCAGTTCTGGTCCGACCTCGAAGAGGCGTTCGGCACCGCGCTCGACAACCCTGGGACCCACGTCCCGATCGGTGAGCACCTGACGATGATCTGCGGCAAGGAGGTCCTGCGCATCGTGCTGCCGAGCGGGCGGTCGCTGCACTACTGGCGGCCACGTCGTCGGCGCGGGACGCGCACGGTGGAGATCGTGACCAAGGAAGGCGTGCTCGAAGAGCGGGTGATCAAGACCAACGAGCTGGTGTTCTTGAAGGCCGGCGGCGGCGGCATGATGCCCGAGACCACCTACGGCGGGAAGCTCGCCGAGAACATCACCCAGGCGATCTCGCGCGACCTGCTCGCGTCTGGCCAGATCCGGTTCGCCGAGACCTGCTACCCGATCGTGCTGCATGTCCATGACTCGCTGATCGCCGAGGTGGACAAGGGTGCCGGCGACGTCGAGGAGTTCAGCTCCCTCATGGCAGAGAGCCCGGCGTGGGCTCACGGACTGCCCGTCGAGGCAGAAGGATACAGGAGTAGACACTTCCAGGGATGACAGCTATGCTCTCACGTCGAACACGTTGGCGCATCGAACGCGTCATCTTCCCCTGCGTGGCAGCCGCGCTCATCATCCTACTCTTCCTCTTCGCATGACCAAGACCAAGACCCTGACGTTCAAGCAGCTCGTGCACAACGTGCGTGAGGACTGGCGTAAGGAGGGCGAGCCCCCGGTGGAGATCACTGAGCTGGCTCGCCTGTGCCGCGTCAGCCGCGCCTACTTCTACTTCCTGATGGACGGGACCCGCACGCCCAGCGACCACGTCGTCGAGCGCATCGTCACCGTGCTCGAACGTGCGAAGTCCACCGTGACCCGGGCGCTCGCTGCGAGCCGGAAGGCGGTGGGCTGATGGCACACGAGCACCAGGATATTCCCAAACCGCAGCGGCGATCTCGCGACGAGGGGCTCCATACCGCGGCCAAGGTCTTGGCGCGGCAGGAGGAAGTGCTCGGTCCACCACCCCGAGGCCCGGTGCGCGAGACCGGCGCGGCGCACACCATCCTGTCCGAGGCGCACGAGATCGTGAACGGGGACCGACACCAGGACTACGGCAAGCCCGAGGTGAACCATGCGCGCACCGCGCAGATGTGGTCCGACTACCTGGGCATCGTCGTCACGCCGCGACAGGTGTGCATGATGAACATCCTCCAGAAGATCAGCCGCGACGTGCACCGGACGAAGCGCGACAACCTCGTGGACATCGCGGGCTGGGCCGAGAACGCAGAGCGTTGCGATGGCTGAGCTGGACAAGAAGGAGGTGACCCGGCACGCCGTCGGCCGCGCGCTGCTCGACGCGCTGCGCGAGCTGGGCCTCGACGCCCACGCCTTCCTCGTGCAGCCCTTCTCGCCGAAGCAGAAGAGGATCCTGCAACGCTCTCTCAAGATCGCAGCGCGCCGGCACAAGGACTACGGCGACGTGCTCATGCAGCTGCTCGAACAGGACGAGCCCTCGGATGATGACAAGCCCGCACTTCAACGGCCCAGTCTACAGCCCGACGTTTGATCACGCCCGGCTCACGGGGCAGCTCCTTCGGGTGTTCCGCACGATGTCCGACAGCGCGTATCGAACCCTCGGGGAGATCTCGAACTTGACCGGGGACCCGCAGGCATCGGTGAGCGCGCAACTGCGCCACCTTCGCAAGGCTCGCTTCGGCGGGCACACAGTCTACAAACGCCCGCGCGGCAACCGGGAGTGGGGACTGTGGGAGTATCGACTGGTTGTCGCGTATGACCTTGACCGCAGGGTCGAGCAGATGATGAGCTAGCTCCCTCAGCAGGGGACACCCCACAAGGACCGTATCCCGGCGGCAAAACGGGCGCCCCGAGCTAAGCACCCTCGGGGGTCGAGCCAAGAGCCGGGTGTCTCCTGCTGAGTGAGCTAGCGTTCCCGCGCGGCGTCGCGCTGCTTCTTGCTCGTCGCCCCGGTGACCAGGGCGCGGTAGTCGTCGAAGGACTCGGGCACACCAACGTCGGTGGCTGCACCAGCGTGCTTGCCGACGGCGCCGCCTGGGAGCCCGGCCGCCATGCCGATCGTGGTCAGGACGTCGCGCACGTGCTTCCCGGTGAAGTTCTTCTCGTCGTCGAACAGAGCCTTGATCGCATCCATCGAGCCCTTGCCCGTGCGTTCGAGCAGCGAGATCGCCGGGGTGCTGGTCATGCGATCGTTCCACGCCTTGTCGTCCATCCAGCCGAAGAACGCGTTGATGCCTGCGCCCGCGATCGGGACCTCGGCCGCGGCGGACCGGAGGTGCCCGATCAGCACTGCCTCGATCAGCAGCTCGTCCATCGCGCTGCCGCTCTCGTCCTCGTCGTCGATGCGACCGCGAGCCCACTGCGCGAATGCCTCGGCCGCGATCATCGGGACTGCGAACCCGAGCAGGTAGGTCTGGAACAGCACGCCTGCCTTCGACGTGAACCCGGCCGCGTTGGCGATGCGCACGAACTGGTCGGCCTGGACATTGGCCATGGTGTTGAACCAGTCAGAGAACTGCGTGAAGAGTTTTCCGAACGGGGTCAGCGCGGTGTAGCCGGCGACGTCGGTCGGGTCGAAGCTCGACTGCGTCATGCGGATCACAGCGTCAGCCCGCTGCGTTGCCTCCTTCACTGCGGCCTCGTCCGAGCGCGTCTTGCTCTGCTCGGCGAGCGACTGCTCGAACGTCGCCGACCAGATCACTGCGTCGATCCAGTTCTGCGTCATCGTCTGCGCGAAGTAGGCGTGCTGCTTCACCCAGGCTTGCGTGGTTGCGAACTTGCTCTTGTTCTGCATCAGCGAGTTGATCTGCTGCACGCTGTCGTAGATCTGGTTCTTCTGCCGGTTCGCCATGAACCCAGGCGAGAAGTCCGCGATGTCCTGGTAGACACCGCGCCGGTTGCCGAGCACCTTGAAGAACGCGGAGAAGATGTATTGCGGTTTGACCCGGAGTGCCGCGGTCATCAGGCCAGAAAACTGCTGCGCGGCATTGACGAGGTTGCCCATCATCATTGTGATGCCGGTGCTCGACCGGACCGCGCGCCAGAAGTTGTCGACGTCGCGGTTCATGCCCGCCTTCGTCGCCGACTGACTCGCGACGCGTTGCAGCCACGGCAGCACAATCTGGTTCCATGCACCGGGGCTCGTGCGAGCGAACGCATCCTGCACGAGCTTGTGCTTGCCGACGCGCTGCACCTCGTTGATCACGGGCTGAAGGTGCGCGAACCGCAGCACGTCGTCGATGTGTGACGGCAGCAGATCGATGTCGAGGTTGAGCGGCTCGGCGAAGTTGTCGTTGCGCTCCATCGCGAAGCCGCGCCCGGTGGTGGCGAACTGACTGCGGAAGTCCTGCTCCAGTTCCTTGAGGTCGAGGATGCGACCGGCGGAGCGCGCCTTCCGGTCGAGCTTGGCCGGGATGTATCCGCCGCGGTAGTTCTCCACCGTCCCGTCCTTGAACCGGACAGCGAACTCGGTGGCCTCGATCTCCTTGAACCGGAAGCCGAAGAGCTTCTTGTGCGCAGCCTGCGCGAGCGGCTTCAGCTCCTCGTTGAGATCCCAGACCTGCTGCACGAACGCCATCACCTCGGGGGTGATGTAGCCCTCCTCGACCATGCGCTGGCGGAACGCATCCCACGCAGCGGTGTCGAGGATCTGGGTCTCCTTGTCGAAGGTGCCCCACTTGTTGCCGACGATCAGCTTGCGCAGGTTGCTGCGGTTGCCGCTGTGCAGCAGCGCACCGATCAGCTCAGCGTGCCCGAAGCCGCCCTTGCCACGACCGAACACGTGGATCACGTTCCCGTTCAGGTCGTGCATCTCGATCTTGCCGGTGCGCAGACCTGGGCGCAGCTTCTTCACCATGGCCGCGAGACGGTTGGTGTATTTCGTGCGGTCGACCTGGAAGCGGTCGACGGCGGCGCGGATCGGCCGCCAGAAGTAACGCGTGAATACGCCACCGTCCTTCGCTCTGTCCTTGCGGAAGAACCAGTGCTCGGGTCTCGCGGCGAGCGCCTTCAGTCCGCGCCACCTGTCGCCCACGCGCTCGCCGAACGTCAGCGAGCCCGGCTCCTCGGTGACCTTGACCTCGGGGTTCTCGAAGTCGGCGACCGCGACCGTCTGCGCCACGTCGTCGAGTTCTTCCTTCACGTCGTTCAGCTCGACCTTGCGCTCCTCGCGCGAGAGCTGCCACAGCGCGGTGACCGTCTCGGTCACTTCGCGGAACTCGTCGACCGTGAGATCCTGCCACGACTTCTCCGGCTGACCAACGCGTCGCGGCGTCTCGTTCTGCCAGCTGTCGATCCGTTGCAGGATCGGCACCAGCTTCTCGTAGAGCGCCGGGTTGTAGTCCTTGAGCTGCTCGATGAAGTTGTCTGCGCCAACGGTGTCGCCACCGGGGGCGAGGCCGAGCCGCGCCAGCAACGAGCGACCGACTGCGATGTAGTCGACGTCGCGAGTCTTGCCGAGCTTCTTGTCCGCCTGGAACAGCTTCTTGAACAGCTTCCGTGCGCGCACGATCTCGTCGCGTGCGGCGACCGCTTCGCGCACGAGCTGCCCTTCGAGCAGCTCACGTCGCTTGTGATACGAGGCGAGCGTGGTGTCGCCAGCGAGCATCGCCTTCTCCGCGGCGCGACGCTCGCGCACCTCGGCGGCAGAGTGGAGGTGTGGCCGCAGGGCGGAGACCTTCTTGGCCGCGATAGCCTCCCGAGCGTGCGTGCGCGCAGCGCGGATCATCACGCGCAACGGGGTCGTGATCTTCGCCAGGAACTTCAGCTCCGCGCCGACGACCTTCGCCCGGTGCTCGTTGTGCAGCACCTCCTCGACACGCCGCGCGACCGTGTCCTCGTCGAGCAGGTCCGCGTGCTCGGCGAGCATCCGCGCATCCGCTGCATCCTGCACTGCTTCATCGAGTGGCGTGTGGTTCGCCAGATCAAACACCAGGGCGCCCCCGGTGTTGTAGTCGAACATCTCGGCGGCGAGGTCCGGCGGCATCCCCTTCGGGTGCGTCAGCCCGGACATATGCGTGGTCACGCTCTCGCCGTCCATCAGCAGATCCTTGACCATCTGCGTGTCGAGCTTGTGCGGTGCACCCTGGTCCGCGGCGCTCGCGCCCAACGCTTCGCCGATGTCGGCCGCGGTGACCGGGGTCGCGAAGGTCCCGTCCTGCCGGACCTGCTCGCCGGTGCGCAGCCACCGTAGTGCGCGATACACCGGCTGCCGTTCGAGCTTGGCGCGCTCCTCTCCCTCGATCTCCTTGCGGAGCTTGCGCGTGCTCTTCTGAATCTCCTTGATCAGCCGGCTCTTCGCGTTGCCGAGCCAGCGCATTGCGCGCAAGCTGGCGCGCGTGAGCTTCAGGATCGCATCCTCGGTGGATGCCCGGTTGTCCTTCTGATACTCGGCCCAGGCTTCGTCCGACCACTCCGGCGGCTTCTCAGCGAACATGGCGGCCATGCCGCGCTCGGTCTGCGCAGCGAGGATCGCGTCCTCGGATGCGAGCATCCGATCGTAGACCTGGGTGACCTCGCGCGTCAGCGCCGGCAGCGGCTTGCCGAACTCAGACTCATACTGCGCCGCGACGACCTCGCGCACGTAGCGGTAGGCGTGACGGAACCAACGCGAGAAGACCTGGAAGATCGACTCCAGCTCGACGCTCGGAGCCTTGCCCTCGTGCAGGTAGATCTCGAAGTTGCTGGCGAAGGACTCCCAGTGTGGACGCTGCTCTTCGATCGACATCGCGTTCCAGTTCGCGAGCTGCTCTTGCACCGTCGCGCCCTCGATGCCGAACCACGTCAGCAGAGTGGCGGCCTGCTGCAATACAGAATCCGCGGCCCCATCCGCAGTCGCGCGTTGCAGCAGGACAGCCATGAAGTGGTGCGACATCTCGTGCAGCAGCGTCGTCGCGTCGTGCTCTTCGTTGAGCCACGCGACCCCCGGCGTGTATTCGCCGCGGGGTGCGTCCGGCGTGCCGGAGCGCAGCGACTCTGCCTTCTGCCGCTTCACCGCGGTGCCGTAGCTGACGGGCTTGCCGCCTTCGGTCCCGTGGTAGGAGTCGAAGTATTCGTGATCGACGACGTAGAACACGACGTCGGGCTCGCCCTTGTTGTGCTTGTTGAAGTAGTTCTTGTCCCAGCCGGGCGGAGCTTCCTTGTCGCTCCACTTCGCCCGAGCGATGACCTTGAACCCGTGCCCGGCGTAAAGCTCGGAGAGCCCGATGTCGAACGCGTCAGCGTGCGTGGCGCCGGCAGCGACAGCTGCGTCGACCATCGGTCGCGCCATCCCCTCGGCGGAGAACACCGAGACCATGTCGCCGTCGGCCTTCACCGCGACGCCGCTCTTCCCCGAGGCGGAGAGCATGAGGGTCATGCCCGCATACTCCTCGGGCTGGTAGACGAAGACCGAGGCCCCGTGCTTCTTCTTCGCGAGCTTGAACTGGGTGATGGCTTCCGCGAAGCGCAGCGCCGACCCCTCGTCCGTCGGGTCCAGCTCGTAGAGCGGCTCGCTCGTGTTGATCCCCGCGTCCTTGTAGCGGTTCGCGAGGACCCTCCCCAACTTCCACTCGGCGGCCACTCGGACGCCGAGCCTCTTCTTCAGAACCCCGCGTCCTCCGCTCTTTGCAAGGCTTCTTCTCTCGACAGCCCAGGATGGTTGCGAACCATCGAGCCGAGCACGTCTTCCTGTTCCCGCTGCGGCATGGCCGGCGACAACTCGGAGTTCGCGAGGGCTGAATCCAGGGCCCGCTTGCTTGGCGGCTTGCGCTTGGCCAGTTCCTGATCGTGTTGTTCTTGTGCGTCCAGCATTCTTCTTCTCGCGTTGTAGTGCGTTCTTGATCTTGCGGTCAGTGACCCCCGTGGCAGCAGCCGCCTTGCTAGCGGCGACGGCGTAATCGGGAGCCGACTCATCATCATACCCCGCGACGTCGGTGTCTACAAGAGTCTCCCCCTTCGCGGACTCGTAGACCCGGCGCTCGGCATACCAGAGCACCGCTTGCAGGTCCGCCATCGTGAGGTCCCGCAGCTTCGGGTCCTGCTGCAACTGAGCGAGGATCCGCTGGAACACCTTGCGGATGAACATCCGCTCCGATGGGCCGTGTGGTGCTTCCTTCTGTGCATCGAGGGTCTTGGTCAGGTTGTTCGCAGCGAGCCGCAGCTCGTTGACCTCAGGGCCCAGCGCAAGGATCGCCTCGCGCAGCGCCTTCTTCGTGGTCGCCTTCGTGATCTCGGCAGCGATCTCTTCGACCGTTGCCTCCTCGAACTTGACCGTCGACTTGTAGGTGACCTTGTGCTTCTTGGCGCCGCGGCCCTCCGTCGACTCCACTTCGAGACCCTCGACCGCGGCCTTGGTCTCTGGGCTCAGCTTCGTGAGCGCGGACTCGAAGCGGGTAGTCTGCTTGGCGACGAGGTCGGGGCGCTCGACCAGGAGCGTGCCAGTCCATCGACCCCACGACCGGACGAGCCAGCGATCCATCGTCAGCTGGTCGAACATCCCGTAGAGGTTGGCGAAGAACCCGTTGCCGATCTTCGGCCCGAGCACCGACGCGCCGAGCACCTCGGTGGTGGCGAACTCGCCGCTGACTTCCATCCCGGTGGTGTTGGCGAACACCGACGCCTTGCCCATGCTGAGCATCAGCTTGCGCATCTGCTCCAGGCCGAACTTCTTCTTCAGCGTGTTGAACGCGGCCAGGGTGTCGTTGATCGCGCTGGACGCGTTGCCGATGCCGACGTTGTTCGGCATCACCCCGGTGGCCTTGTAGGCGCGGTATGCCTCGTCGGCCAGCTCGAAGTTCTGACTGACCTTGAGGCCGTTGCTCGTGACCGCGAGCGCATAGGTGAACGCGAAGCGCGCGTCCTCGTCCTTCATGATCTCGGGGTGAACGAGTGCCATCACCGCGAGCGCCTGCCGCGTCTTCAGGTCATACCAACCGACAGCGTTGGGGTTCTGCTTCAGCGCGAACAGCGCGTCGTTGAGACCGACCCGGGTGAGGTAGTCCTCGACCTCCTGCGACTCGACGACCTGCTTGGTCGGGCTCGTTCCCTTCTTACCCTCGACCATGCGCGTCAGCTCGACGCCCGCCTCTGCCCTGGCCGCTTCGGTGCGCTCTTGCAACGCGACCTTCAGGTCACGCACGCGGCCCCACTTCTTCGACGCGCCGAGTTCGTTCGCGGTCTCGATCTTCGTCACTGCCTCCAGTGACTCGGTCGCGCTGCTCTGGCCGCTCTGGCGCAGCACGTCCGGGTTGCTCGGGTCGAAGGTCCCCTTGTTGTAGACCGACTTGATCTGACCAGGGGAGAAGACGATGTAGCTGTCCTCACCGCTGCCCTCGAAGTCGTTGCGGTAGACGATGCTGTCGTGGCCCTGGGCCTTGGCTTCCGCGATCGCTTCCTTCCAGCCGGCGGCGTTGACTTGGTCCGTCATCCGCTTCGGGTTCTTGGCCTGGATGTGCACCTCGGAAGTCACACCCCTGTCTTCGAGTTCCTCAAGCGTCGAGCTATCGACGGCACTGGCCGCGATGTTGGCCGCGTTCTGCTTGGCTTCATCCGCGGTGGCGAAACCTCTGTCGTCGATGTCGTAGGAGTCGTAGTCGCCGCCCGTCCAGAACCAGCGCAGCTCTCCCTCGTTGTTCTCCTCTTGCGTGATCTTGAGCCCGGAGATCTCGTCGTCCATCGCCTTGCCGATGACCCGGTCGCGCGCGGCGTTCCTCGATCCGAAGTGGAACCCCGCACCGTTGACGACCGGCACGGAGTCAACACTCTCGTCGAAGGTGCCGAAGTGAAACAGCGACTGCTTGACCGAGCTGCTCTCGATGAACGTGCCGAACTCTGGCGTGTCAGTCTTGCGGCGCCCGTCGCTCTGGAACAGGGACGACTGTTCGAGTCCGCCCTGCTGCCGGTTCAACTCGACGCGGACCATGTGCTTCTCGTGGAACTCGCGCGGTGTGACGTTGTCTTCTGCGGCGCCGACCTCGACCCAGTGCTGGTAGAACTGGGCGACCATGTCCGCTTCCCGCGGTGTGTAGCGCGGGCTCTTCCGCACGTAGGCCAGATACTCAGCCTTCGCCGCGGCGGCCTGCTCGTCCCAGTCAGCGACCTTGGACGAAGCCTCGGCGACCTTCTTCATCGCCGCTTCGCGGTTCTTGGTCTGCTCACTGAGCCACGCGTCAGCCTGCTCCAGGCTGTAGCCCTGCTCGGTGAGACGCAGCTTCTTCTGGAGCGCAGCATACAACGCGGGGCTCGGCGCGATGTGCGCGGCGAACTCGCCCATCGTCATGACCACGTCGCCGCCGGTGCGCTCGGCCTCGGCGAGCTGCTTCGCTACGTCAGGCAGCGACTGCGCGAGCTGCTCGCGTGTCACGCCCGACTGCTTCAACGCCTCCGCCATGTCGGGGCCTTCGACGAAGACGTTCTCTGCGCCGGTGCCTTCCGATGCCGCGTCCACCACATCGGCCATGACGTCCGGCGCTTCACCCGCGAGCGAGGTTCCCTCGACCGCGGCGCGGATGTTCTCGAAGTGCTGAGCCCCGAGCTTCGCGCGCTTCGCATACTGGAGGTCCGCACCGTAGTGCATCATCGGGCCGAGCGGCGCAATGAACGCCATGCCCTTCGCGACCTTGCCCATCACCGAGAGCGCGCGGTCGAAGATGTCCGACGCCGAGTCTTGCAGCTCGGGGTAGTTGGCGGCGACGAAGGCCCAGTTCGCGGCGATGCCGCCGAGCACTTCTTGCACACCTTCCTGCCCGATCTCCGCGCCGTAGCCGAGCACCGTCTCCTTGGCGAACGTCCCCGCGGCGCGAGCCTTCGTCGCTCTTGGGATGCCGCGAGCGAAGACCTTCGGTGCAGCCAAACGCGCGGCCTTGAACACAGGCTTGGCAACGATACCGCCGGCAAGGGTCTCGATCGCAGCAGACGCGAGCGCGTAGCCTCCGCCGAACTGGATCGCCAACTCGCGTGCGCGCTCGTGCGCGATCACGTCGTCGATCCCCTGGGACTTCATCTTCTCACGCAGTCGCGTGTAGATCTCATTGAACTGGTGGCCGAACTCGACCATCGCGGTGTGCGCGAAGTAGACCGAGCCAGAAGCAATCGTGCCGACCGTCGGCGCAGAGATGATCGCGCCCGGGCCAGAGACAGCACCGGCGACCGCGCTGGCTGCCAGCCCGGTGCCGATCGCCGCCGCCGCTGGCTTCCAGATCTGCCCCACGAGCTTCGCTGCTTCGTCGAGCCACCCTTCCTCCAGAGCAGCCATCTGCTGGACCGTGTCGATCTCGGCGAGCCGGTCGCGCTCTGCCGGCGACAGGTCATACCACGCGCTCTTCGCGTGGAGCATGCCCGCCTCGTTCATCGTCTCGCCTGCCTCGACGTTGCGCGTCCACCAATCGGTGGAGTCCGAGACGAGCTTCAGATTGAGCGCGTCGTCGCGAATCATGCGCGTCGTCGGCAGGTTGCTCATCAGCCGGTGAAGGCTGGGGTTCACGCGTGCGAGGTGCAGCAGCGCCTGCTCGGTGCTGAGGTCCTCGGTGGTCTTCTGCTGCGATACGAGCCCCTCCTCGGGCGGACCATACACCGCGGAGTGCACCGACATCCGCATGGTCTGCTCGCGCTCAGCTTGCAGGTCGCGGAAGCGACGTTCCACGATCGCGTCGAGGTGGTTCTGTGGAGCGACCGGCGGACCCTGCTGGCCCTGCGGTTCCTGAGTAAAGAGCGGCGCTGTGAACTGTCCCATGGGTTACCTGAACACGGGGTGGCTCTCGATACCGGTATCGGGTGGAGCCTTCGTCGGGGGCACCCACTTCAGGATGTCGTCGCGGACTTCCTCGTCGGTCAAGTAGAACTCTTTCCACTCGGCGCTGCGTGCGAAGATGCGATTCACTGCTTCCTCGTGAGCCCACTTGATCGGGGCCTCCTCCCACTCGGGCGTTGGTGCAAACCGCTGGCTGAGCACCTGCCAGCGTGCGGCTTCGCGTCGCTGGTTCTCTTCAAAGGACAGCTCGTCGCTTTGGGCCGGCATCAGGTTGAGCTGGAGGCGGATGCGTTCGTTCCGGTGGTGTGCGACGTTCTCGCGCATCACTGCTTGCAGCTCCTTGTGATACGCGGCGCGCATCCACTCGGTGCCGCGACCGCGGCGATCGCTCTCGTCGTCCATGCGGAACGTGTTCTCGATCTCGGCCATGTGCCCGGCGTGCACGTTGCCGCCAGCGACCAACTGATCACCGAGCTTGATGAACCCCCGCGGCTTGTCGGGCGTGTCCTCCCGCAGCTTGTCCACGAGATACTTCACCGCGCGGCTGCGTGTGGTGTCCCCGCCCTTCATCACTGCCTGCAAGTCGTATTGCGTGACCGTTCCGTCGCGCAGGCGAGAGAACAGCGGGTTGTCGCGGTCAGCTGCGCGGTCGGCCCCGATGAAGGACAGCGGTTGCGCACCCACTCTGTTCTCTGCGTCCTCGCGCGAGAGGTAGACGGGATTGGCTGCGAGCTGCCGTCCGGCCTCGCGCCAGATGAAGTCGTTCGCCTCGGTCACCTTCAGCTCCGCCATCAACGAGCGCACCTTGGCGCGCATCGCGTTGCCCCAACGCGCCAGCTTTGCGGTCGGGATTGCGTCCCACTCCTTGTCGGGGATCCCCGCTGCGGAGGCGTAGGTCTCCATGATGAGCTGGCCCTCGTCGAGGCTGACGTCACGCTTGGCACCGGCGACCTTGGCCGCGGCCTTCGCCTGCTCGCCCTTGGTGTTCGCCCAGCGCGCGACCATGCTTGTCGCATACTCGTGCGACATGGTCTCGATGAAGTTGTCGTAGACCTCTTCCTCCGAGTCGAAGTCACGCACCAGATCGGGGCCCAGGTTGACCGCGAGCTGCCGCCACCCGGCGTCGGACATCTCGTGTTGGTTGCCAGCCTTGATCCACCGGTTGAGCTTCTGCTCCTGCCCGGTCGTTTCGAGCGCCTCTTCCTGCTCGGGAGTCAACGTGCCGTCGGCCTGCAACACCCCGGTGACTTCGTTCCAGATCTCGGTGCGTGACTTGGCTCGGAGAGTGTCATCGACTCTGGCGCGCTTCACCGCCATGTCGAACGCTTCGAGACCGATCTCGGTCGTCCACTGCTTCGACTTGACCCCGGCGTCGATCGCGTTGAGCTGGTCACGCAGCTCGGGGTGCTTCGTGCGCATGTCCATCGTGAGCGCGTTCGCCCGGTGCTTGGTGCTCGCGAGACGAATGCGCTCGGCGAGCGCCGACGACTGCGCGCGGGACAGCTTGCCCTCGCCCAGGAACTTCTTGCGCTCTTCCTCAGCCTTGACCGGGTCCTGCTTGGCGATCCTCGCGACGACGGCACCATAGACCTTGTCCATCGCGTCCTGCTTCTTCTTCTCCGCCTCCTTGGGGTGTCGACCTTGCAGACCGAACAGCGTGTCGGCTGCACCGTCGGTGCCGAACAGCTCGTCGTGTCGCTTCTCGAACTCGCCGTCCCCACCGGTGAAGTAGTCCTCGACCATGTCGACGCTGAGCGTGTCGGCCAGGGTCGTCGCACCAGCGATGTCGAAGGCGCGGGTCTGCCCGACGAAGTGTCCGTCAGCGCGTTGGATGGCGCTCTGGTAGCGCGACTCCGCCAGCTCGCCGAAGCGAGCCTGCTGTGCCGGGTTGTCGAGCCCGTTGCTGATCCGCTCCCGAGCTGCCCCGAGCTTCTCGACCAGGGCGTCCCTTCCGTCGATCGTCGCGCGCCCGATGGTCGAGAGGAAACCCGGCTCCTCACCGTCGGCACCGTCACCGAGCAGCGCCTTGCGATACTCGTCCGACAGCTGCGCAGCGCCCTCGTTGGCCCTGCCTCGGTCGTAGCGCGAGCGCATGATCTGGCCGACACGGAAGACGGCTTGCCCGACGCCCGAGATCCCGGCGCCGAGCTGCTCAGCCTGGGCGCCCGCTGCGCTGCTAGCAGGACGAACAGGGGCTCCGGTGAACCCAGGGCGCTGCCCGGGGTTCAGGCCCACAGTGGGGACTACGGGCGCTCTCATGCGGTCTCCAGGTTCGGACGCGCACGTGCGTCGCTGGCCAGCTGGCCGCCGAACGCTGCTGCGCTGTTGAGGATCGAGGTGGCTGCGGCCATGAAGGGGTCGAAGCTCTGGGCCATGCGCCGGGCGTTCTGCGCCGAGACCCGGTTCAGCAGGCTCCGGTTACGCAGGTTGGTCGCCCTGGTGCGGGCCGCGTTGGCCCTGGAGGTTGCGTTCTGGGCGATGGTCGAGATGTCCATCTCCTTGCGGATGTCGGCTGAGGCGGCGACTCTGGCCGCGCTACCCTGGTCAGAGCGGACCCCGCTGGCTGCGGTCCTCGCTTTGCGTGCCCCAGCCTCCTGCCCGGCGGCCAGGGTCAGCCGACCGATCTCGTGCTTGCCGGCGGCCAGGGCAGACTGCGCGTCCAGCTCCGCGCCTCGCGCGCTGATCCCGCTGAGCCGACCCTCGAACTCCAGCGAGAGCGCCTGGACCTCGCCCTCGTAGCGAGCGGACGCGGCCTTGCCGTATGCGCCGATGGCAGAGACCGCGCCGCCGCCAACGACCAGGGTTGCACCCGCGAACTTCATCGCGTCGGGGTCGTCGAAGCCCCAGCGGAACTTGTAGCCCTCTTCCTCCAACGCGAACTTGTCAACCGCCATGCGTCACCTCCAGAGTCATTCCGGCAATGGTAACCGGGAGCGGCCACGGTTGCGTGACGAAGACCTGACCCTCGTCAGTCCACGCCTGCGGAATGGGAACATCGATCGGCTTGGTCACGAGTTCGTCGGCAGCCAACTCCCCGAGCACTGCCTTGTGATACGGATCCGATGGCGTGACGTTGTCGTAGGTCGGCCCGACGTTGAACACACCCGAGTTGACGACGCGCATCGAGACCGAGCGCACTTGCTTCGGCCTGCCCTGGCCGTAGCCATCGAGCTGCACCGAAACCTGGAGCGTCTCCAGTTCCGCTGCGATCGGGAGCCCGACCGAGACATCGACATAGTGCAGGGGCAGTGAGATCCCACCGGAGGCAACGACCTGCTGCGGCATCACGATCCCGTCGGCCAGGATGCTGACCGTCTCGCCTTCGAGGTAGTCGAGTCCGGTAGCGAACAGGTCGGCGCGCTTCATTGCGTATGCGCTGTTGGCTGCGGCGCGCAAGGTCGTCGGGAACGTCTCGGTCCCGACAACAGTCACGTTGGCGCCGTTGACGTATGCGGTAATCGTCAGCTCGAACTTGAGTCCGGTGGAAGGCTGTGTCACCTCGACGATGTCGCCGACGTCGCCTGGGACGAAGCTGCCGCCAACAGACTCGCAGTTCCACTCCTCACCAGCTTCCCAAGTCGTGCCCCCGGTCACGATGACGTAGATGCTCCCGTCGACAGTGAGGTTGGTCCCGCGGAACTCGCTCGCCGAGTCGACAAACGTCATGCGCGACAGCTCCGGCTCGATGAAGTAGGCGAGGCGTTCGATGTAGCGCACCACGCTCCCGTTGATGACCCGGCGCACGATCATATAGAGCACGTCCTCGTTGCCTTCGCGTGCGTGCGACACCGACTCGAAGAACCCACCCTGAGTGTCGTGCCAGTGCCAGCCGAGCACCTCCTGGTCAGGCACCATGGTCAGACCGCGCAGCTCCCCGCAGGACGAGGTGAACCAGACGATCGGGTAGGGCGCCTTGCAGAACGTGGAGTCCTTGATGGCGAAGCCGTCAAAGAGGTCCGCCGCGCGCAGCGACAAGTCCGCTGGAACGAAGCCCTGGGCGCCTGCGTTGTAGGCGAGCGCGTGCACGTGGCCGCTCGTCGAGCAGAACACCACGACGTTGCCGACCACGATCGGGTCGACGAAACTTGCTCCGACCGTGGACTGCACGACCACCTCGATCGAGTCCGGGGTGATGACGCTGTCCTCGGGCGAGCGCGCGACGAACTCGGTCGAGTTCGTGAAGATGAGCAACTGCCCCAGCGAGGTCAGGTGCATCACCGTGCTGGCCTCGTTCGCCTTGACCTCGAAGGACAGGGCGTCGTCGTCCTTATAGGGGAGCGAGAAGCTCAGGTCGGACTCGGTGCCCGAGCGCGTCCACCACGTCTGCTGCGGAAAGCTCGTGCTGCCACCGAAGCCGCGCCGGCCCTGGTGGTAGCCGACCGCGCCAGGGTAGTCGGTGCCGGACAAGCTGTCGTCGAGGATCGGCGGCGTCTCGTCGAGCCTCGGGTCCAGAGAGTCGTCCTTCAAGGTGAGGTCTGCTGCGTCGACCTTGGCGATGAAGCCGAACACGCCCGAGAGCTTCTTGTAGATGCGGTAGTGATCCGCACCAACTACCGCATCCCAGGAGACCGTGTTGAACGCGCCCTCGACCAGCAGGTTGTTGTCGAGCACATGAACCGCTGCCGTCGGCTGTGACTCGTGCCCGTCGGCATCGACCGCGGTGATCTTGTAGTAGTTCTCGCGCTCGCTCGACAGCGGCGCCGCACGCATCGTCACGAACAAGTTGCCGCTGCTGATCTGAATGATAGCCCCGTCGTGCGACGTTGTGGAGCGCACGTCGAAGTCGCTCCCGTTGATCTTGTCGATGACATATTCGCCGGCATACTGGGGCACCACCGAGTTGACCCCGTAAGTGCCACCCCAATTCGAGAGGATGACAGTCGTCCCGTCGGTCAGAGAGCAATCGCCCTGGCCGCGGACGCGCCATCGCGACGGGTTGACGTTGGTGGGCCCTGGACCAACGATCGAGGCGCTAGCGACAAGGTCCACGATGAACGTGTCGCCGTAGCTACCAACCACCACCCCTGGGTTGGCCGGCGGGTCCAGCGTTGGGGCGAGCGTCACCGGGACCATGAGCCACCGCGAGGCGCCATACCGCCGCAACTCGTAGATCGGGTAGTTGCGATGCGTGAACGTGATGACGTCGTTCGATTGTCGCCAGTTGATCTCGAACAGGTCCGCCCAACCATACGGGTTCGGGGCCTCGTAGGCACCGCTCGCGGGAAGCGCGACCCAGTAGTCACCGACGAGCGGGCCGACGGAGACCCAGCCCGGACTGGTGAAGTATTGCAGCGGGAACTGGGTGTTCTGGAAGAAGTTCCCCGCACCGTCATCGACGATCTCACCCAGCTCGTAGGCCCGGGTCACGTAGTGCGAAGCGCCGCCCGTCCCTGTCCCGATTGAGCTGATCCCGATCGCGGGCCCAGTCGGCGTCTCGCGCAGCTTGAAGCCCTTCGCGCTCGTCACCTCGGCGTAGTAATACTGCTCGACCGAGGGCACTTCGTCCCAATATTTCCACCCCAGGCCCGAGCCCGCATTGAGGTAGCTGGTGATGCAGAGACGGTCCCCGGTCACGAAGTCGTGATCGAGCGACGTGACGAACACACCCTCAACCCCAGTGACAACACCAGGGGTGCCTGGGTCGACGCCGGCCGTGAGCGGGACGATCTTGCTCGTGATGAAATCAAGCGGCGTTGGGAACGTGGTGAGCACCCCGTTCTCGTAGAACCGGAAGTAGCCGGAGCCCATCTCGATCTGCAACTGATCGGTGATCGAGAAGTTGAATCGGATGAGTCGCGCGGTCCCGTTGTTCTTGATACCTGCGACGTAGCGAGTGCCGGGTCGGTTGCGCGCCGGCCCGTGCGGCAGCGTGACGAAGTTGCGCGACTTCTTCAGCCCCGTCTGGTAGCGACGGTCGTCGATGCGACCGGTCATCTCCGGTGAGATCTGTCCACCAGAGAACGACCGCAAGTAGGACCGTTGCGCCATCAGTTCCTCCGGTAGCTCTTGCGGGCCGCCATCCAAGAGACCACTTGTTTGGGCTGCGTGTCTTGCTGCATCGCGTCCTGCACCTTGGCCTCACCGAGCTGCCGCTCCATGGCTTTGATCAGCACGTCGGCTGTGAGCGTCCCGTCGTCACCCTTGAGCGTGACCCCTGCGAGGAACGCCGCGATCTGCATCGAGAGCGCGTAGCGGAACTGCGGCGAGTAGGACGTCGCGTCAGTCACGAGCACGTTGTAGCGGCAGATCGCACCCTCGACGTTGGTGTAGATGATGTCGTGCCCGTCGTCGTCCTGCTCCTTCGTGAACGGCTGGGGGACGTAGGCAGTCGCATCGCCCTCCGCGAGCAAGAGCCCTGCGGCGTCGCGTTTGATCGTCCCTGAGTTGAGGTGGATCGAGATGTCGTCGCCTGCGTTATCGGGCAGGATCGCGAAGATGCGGACCGCGTTGTCGGGAACACCGTAGGCGCACGCCCACTCCGCGTTCCTCGCGTCGTCCACCGGGTCGAGCGGCAACCGGCGCGTCGCGAACGACCAGCTACACCGTTGCAGCAACAGGTCGCGCGCGAGCGTGAAGTAGCGCCGACAGCGCACGCCACCCTCGGACACATCGGTCAGCAGGTTGGTGATCTTCGCGGACTCTCCAATGATGGACAGCGCGACGTTGCAGATCTCCGCGACGATCGGCGTCGTCAGGTCGTCGTCCTTCGACACCGCGTTGTCGACGAGGTTGATCAGCTGCGCTCCCATGAGGCGCCCGTTGATCGCTTCGCCGGTCCCGTCGAAGTGAATCTCTTCGCCCGACTTCTGCGGGCTGTCGTTGGTGTCGATCGTCCCGGCGAACGGGATCTTCGCTGCGTAGTTGGTGATCGCCGAGTTCACCTCGCCCTCGGTGTCGCCGCCTCCTCCGCCCGAGACGCCGATCTCCCACGGGGACGTCGGGAGTCCCGCGTGAACGACGACCAGCTCCTCGGGCGTGTCGAAGTAGTTCAACCCTGCCTCATGCACCTCGTTCTTCAACCAGTTGTAGAACATCGGGAGCAAGTTCTTGTAGTTGGTGCGACCGAACACGCTGATCGCCTCGGCCTCACCTTGCAAGCCGGCGAAGCCAAGGATCTTGATCGGCTTGCCGTTCCCGTCCGCGCTGTTCGCCTTGGCTGCGATGTTGTTCAGCAATCTGCTGATGCGCGTGCACAGTCCGTTCGGCGTCTGCGGGTTCCAGTCCGCGCGCACCGCCGGGTCCCACCAACCGCACGGACCTCCGCCGAACAGCGTGTGCGTGATCATGATCGAGCTGGCCGAGACCGCCAGCGGGATGATGTTGACACGCCGACCCATTGCGTTCGCGACCGGCCAGAACGTCGGAAGGATCGCGCCGAAGCGATTGAAGTTCCAGACCCAGCCGGTGATGTTGCGAGCGCGGTTGCGCACCCCAATGAGCGGCGAACTCTCGTTGCTCGGGTAGCGGAAGCCAGGACCAGGAAGCCGCGCGTGCGGGCTGTCGAAGTAGTGCGGCGTCCAGGCTTCCCACCGATCGATCGAGCCTTCCAGCGGCCCTACACCAACGCTCAGGAAACCGGCCGCGGGGTCGCCGTCGCCCTGCCACACCAGCCCAGTGAGGCTAAGGGCTATGTTGTCGCCGACGTCCGACCAGCTGGCCTTCTTGGCGCCGGTCTCGTCTTCCGTCCACTCGACGTAGACGAAGCCGCCTGCGAGCAGACCCGGGGTGATTGCCTGAGTGAAGAGGAACGTGGAAGAAGTCGACCCAGTGGCCGCGCCGCCACCGGTCGCGTGCGTCAGCCCGAAGCTGCCGAAAGTGAGCGTGTAGGTCCAGTCAGCAGGCGTGCCCGTCGGCGTGCCGCCCGTGTCCCATGCCGCGAACGTGCCGACCGTGCCCGTGTTCGAG